TCCACAGGAGAGATTCGCTTTTGTCAGTAAAACATTTGGGAGCAACGAAGAACATGCGCAACGACTATACGAATACAGTAGTAAGCATTGGCTCAGTTATTCTACTCCCATTCTTTCTTTTGGTCGCAGTAAGCGTGGTCTCCCTATATCATGTTTCCTTAATTACATTGAAGATACTGCGGAGGGTCTAGTTGATAACCTTTCTGAAACTAATTGGCTTAGCATGCTTGGTGGCGGTGTCGGCATTGGGTTCGGTATCCGCTCTGCTGACGACAAATCAACAGGAGTCATGCCACACCTTAAGATGTATGATGCGTCAAGCCTCGCCTACCGTCAAGGCAGGACTCGTCGTGGTAGTTACGCTGCATATCTTGATATATCTCATCCTGATATCATTAATTTCCTAGAGATGCGTAAGCCAACTGGCGACCAAAACATGCGTACTCTGAATATGCACCATGGTATTAATATTCCAGATGCGTTTATGGAACTTATTGAGCAGTCTATGCTTGATCCAAACTTTGATGATTCATGGCAGTTAGTAGATCCAGCATCAAAAGAAATTCGTGAGACTGTTTCTGCTAAAGAATTGTGGCAACGAATTCTTGAGATGACTGGTGAACCATACCTTCACTTCATCGATGAATCAAATCGTAAGTTACCACAATGGTTAAAGGATAAAGGTCTTAAGGTACACCAGTCTAACTTGTGCTCTGAGATTATTCTTCCTACAAACGAAGAACGCACTGCTGTTTGCTGCTTGTCTTCTTTGAATCTTGAGTACTATGATGACTGGAAAGATCATCCAACTTTCCTTCGTGATGTTGCTGAAATGCTTGATAATGTTCTACAGTATTTCATTGATAATGCTCCATCAAGTATCCAAAGAGCTAAGTATTCTGCTGCTCGTGAACGCAGCATTGGTATTGGTGCTTTGGGTTGGCATGCTTATTTACAGAAAAACCATACACCATGGGAAACCCCTATGGCTATTGGTAGAAATAAAAACATCTTCAGAACAATAAGAGAGAAACTAGATGTCGCTAATAAAGAACTGGGACTTGAAAGAGGTGAAGCGCCTGATGCTTATGGTACTGGGAATCGCTTTAGTCATCTTATGGCTATTGCTCCCAATGCTTCTTCTTCCATTCTTATGGGCAACACTAGTCCTAGTATTGAACCTTATCGTGCCAATGCTTATCGCCAAGACACTCTATCGGGTTCTCACTTAAATAAAAATCGTTATTTGGATAAGGTTATTATGAAACATCTGGATCCAAATGACTCTGCATTAACACCGAAGGGTGAGCAGGAATATGCCGACATTTGGTCTTCAATCATTGCCAATGACGGTAGCGTGCAACATCTAGATTGGATGGATGACTGGACAAAAGATGTATTTAAGACTTCAATGGAGATTGACCAGAGATGGATTGTGCAACATGCAGCTGATCGTCAAGAATATATTGATCAAGCACAGTCACTGAATGTTTTCTTTAGACCAGACAGTCACATCAAATATATCCATGCGGTTCACTTCCAAGCATGGAAGCAAGGTTTGAAGACTATGTATTACTGCCGTAGTGATAAAATTGCTAAAGCGGATAAAGTTTCTAAGCGTATCGAACGAGAAGTCATTAAAGAGATTGATTTACATGCATTGACTGGAGACGCAGATACATGTTTGGCATGTGAGGGATAAATGTTTAATATTGATAATGTATATAAAATTCCTAACTTTTTGACAGAAGAAGAAATAAAGGGGTTTGATCATTTTTGTAGTCATTATGTTTGGGAACTAGAAGGATTTTCTTATAACACTGATAAATTGTTCTGGAAAAAAGATTTATGGGGATCCAAATGGGGAAACTGTGACGCAATAGAACAAACATTTAGAGTTAAAATTGAAGATGCTTTGGGAATTAAAGTACAAACTGAACGATTATATCTAAATGGTCAAGCGCATGGTCAATGTGGTAGCATACATTCAGATTTATTAGAAGATTCTGATCCAGATACTAAATACATAACCGCAGTATACTATGTTAATAAACAATGGTCTCCAGAGTATGGTGGTTTTACTGTAATTATGGATCGCCAAGAAAATATGCATGTAGTATATCCCCAGCCAAATTCTATCGTTATTTTTGATTCTGGATTCCCTCATGTTGGATTAGAACCAACAATGCACTGTAAAGATCAACGAGTAACATTAGCGCATAAAATGAAAATAATAGGATAATGGCATGTTAGAAACAATTTGTGAGACAATGGTAGAGGCATATCGTCGCAACTGGATTACCAGTCGTGATGGTAATGTTTCTATTCGCCACCACGATCGTGATCATTTTTATATTACACCAAGTGGTGTGCGTAAACAGACTATGCAGCCTGATCAATTTAAAAAGATTAGTATTCATGGACTATTGTGGCAAGAAGAACACTACACTGATATCAGTACCAACCTAAGACCATCTGGAGAAATCCCACTACACTTTGGTTTGCAGCGAGCAATGGGTCAACACAGTAACGATGTTCGTGTAGTTATGCACTTCCATCCAACTTACTGTGTGGCAGCTATGCATCGTGGAATCCAGTTGAGTAGTCTTGCGAATGATTTTCCAGAACTTAGTCGTTATACTAAAGTAGCACCAAATGTTGGTGATGTTCCACCCATTAGTCAAGAACTAGCTGACCAATGTTTTGAGAAACTAAATCTTGATAACAGTGGAAATATTGATTACGATATTGTAGGTATTAAGGGTCATGGAGTAGTTGCTATTGATACTAGCCCATGGCGAGCATTCGAACATATTGAACGATTAGAGCATATTTGCCAAATCGTATTAGCGTCAAACAAAGGATAAAAATGATAACTAAAACAAAAACAAGATTAACAGATCAGCGAACATATTTCAAACCATTTAACTATCCGTGGGCATATGATGCGTGGTTGAAACATGAACAAGCACACTGGCTTCATACAGAAGTACCAATGGCTGAGGATGTTAAAGACTGGAAAAAGAAACTTACTGCTGAGGAAAAACAATTCCTCACGAACATCTTCCGTTTCTTTACACAAGGAGACATTGATGTAGCTGGTGGTTATGTTAATAACTATCTGCCATACTTCCCACAACCAGAAGTCAGAATGATGCTCATGGGCTTTGCTGCTCGTGAAGCATTACACATTGCTGCTTACTCGCATCTGATTGAAACTCTTGGTATGCCAGAGTCTACCTATAATGAGTTTCTAGAATATCAAGAGATGAAAGATAAGCATGATTATGTCTTGGATATCTCTAGTCGTAATGGTACTATCGCTAGCACTGCTGAACACATCGCTGTATTCTCTGCGTTCACTGAAGGTATGCAGTTGTTTAGTTCTTTCATTATGTTGTTAAACTTCCCTCGCCATGGTATCATGAAGGGAATGGGACAGATCGTTACTTGGTCTATCGTTGATGAAACGATGCACTCTGAGAATATGATTCGCCTGTTCAAAGAGTATGTCAAAGAAAATCCAGAGATCTGGAATGACGAACTAAAGGGTAAGATCTACACAATCGCAGAAAGAATGGTAGAACTAGAAGATAAGTTTATTGATCTTTGCTATGCCAATGGTGATATGCGTGATCTTTCTGCTGCTGATGTTAAGCAGTACATTCGTTACATAGCAGACAGAAGACTAATTAGTCTTGGTATGAAGGGTGTATTTAAAGTAAAAAGAAATCCTCTTCCATGGGTAGAAGAAATGATCAATGCTCCAGTGCACGGTAACTTCTTTGAGAATCGTGTTACTGACTACGCAAAGGGCGCATTGTCTGGTTCATGGGGAGATGTTTGGGGTAAGGCAGCATGACAACAAAATATTTCGAGTGTGAAAGTTGCGAAGCAAGAGGAAAGATAATTCTTAAGGGTGATGATCACTCCACTTCTGATATTGTCTACTGTCCTGTTTGCTCTGCTGATATCTACGAAGAAGAAGAACTAGACGATGAAGAGTAAATATCAAGAAATCTGGGCAACTCCAATTGGAGAATATTGGCTAGAAGACATGAGTATTCATGCAGAAATACAACATCTTATTGCTACTGTTAAGTGGGATGGAGATGATACTATGCATCTGTTAAAAGAACAGACTAGGTTTGGAGAATGGGTTAAAGGATGTGTTAGTGATTATGTTGCTAAGTTCAATTATCCTATGAAATCTTGTGAGATACAAAGAGCGTGGTGCACTGTTCAGCATCCATTACATGATAATTTTATACATACCCATTATGCTGTAGATATTGCAGCTGTCTATTATGTAGATACAATTCCAGAACACCCATCCTTAGAAGTATTGGATCCAAGACCAGCGCATAATTTCAATATGGTGCATCGTAAGATGGCTGATGGTAATATTGCTAGTGGGTTTTCTTCTATTCAAATACCACATGAGAAATATAAGTTAATAATTCATCCAGCGTATTTGCGCCATGGGGTTACTCACAACTTAACTGATGTTCCACGATCGGCTGTTGCTATGAATATTATAACTAAACGAGATCATAGTATTAAAAATGTGACATCTAGATATTAGATAAATATGTCCTATGTGGACATATAAAAATATTATTGTTGAAGAATTACCAGAAGACTGTGTTGGCTTTGTTTATTTAATTACGAACAAAGCCACCAGTCGTATGTACATTGGTAAGAAATTAGCCAAATTTTCCAAGACTAGCTACAAAGTAGTTAAGTTAAAGAATGGCACTAAAAAGAAAAAGAAGATCAGATCCAAAGTAGACTCTGATTGGCTTGAATATTATGGTTCCAGTGAAGAACTAAATAAAGATGTGGTCTCTCTTGGGAAGGAAAACTTCACTCGAGAGATTTTATTCTTTTGCAAATCTAAAGCTGAATGTTCATACATAGAAGCAAGAGAGCA